TTTGAAATTCGTGCACACTCCTTCACTGTATCATAGATGCCATCGATACTATCTTCCTTGTTTGACACCAGGAAACACGATGACATTTGTGGTCTATGTGTTCCTGCATTGAAGAGTGTTGGTGTGGCATGAATGAACAGACCTTTACTCATGGCATCATATGTTTCAATCACACGTTCAATATCAGATCCATGGATACCTATGGCGACTCGGGCATACATGTATTGTGGCGTTTCCATTATTTCGCCGTTTACTTTTTGGAGATACCCTCGTTCAAGCGTTTTAATACCAAAGTACCCAAAGTCGTAATCTCGTTCTGTTTTGATATGCGAGTTCATCTGCTGGGAAACATCACGTACCTCTTCGGTGACGATATTATTGTCATATAATTTAGCCATCGCTTCAGAAAACGTAGAGGGTACGCGCTTCTGAATGTTACTCGCAACGATGCGCGTCGCGAGTATCTCATAGTCTGGATCGCTGGTTATCATGCCGATACAGATCTCAGCCGAGAGTGTATCGATCTCGTACGTTTTAATGTTATCATGCATCGAAGAAAATACCTGCTGAGCAATCATCGAGGCATCGACATTTTCAGACAACCCATCCGTGAGTTTGGAGATCCTATTGGTGACCTTATCAAATTTAACGTCTTCAATACGACCGGATCGTTTAATAACCCTCATTTTATAAATATACATGTGAATTTTTTATATTACTTTATTTGAAGTCACGACTTCTTACTGGGACTGGTCCAGCCAATTCGACCTTGCGTTCTGGTTGAGTCAGGTAGCTGTTTACGAAGAATGCTCCATGTGCACCCGCTTTAGCTACTGGTGGGTAAGATGCGATAAAGCATTTGCCTGGTTCGCACACAGGACGATACTGTGGGCACGCAGCTGTGGAGTACGCTTCATCGAAATCAGAAACAGATATGTTCATTTATAATTACTGATAGTTTTTTTCCAGGACTATATTAAATGTGTGATAATCTTCACCTGAATTCTTTGAAGCAATGCCAAACACCACTGAACACACTTTTCTTTTCGGCGTTCAATGTGAACTTGCTTCAACGAGCGATACGCCAAGATTTCAAAAACAGAACTGGTATCTCCATCGATTACCAAAGCGAGGATGACTTGTTTGCCATTATGCGTGTTGTTTTCATAAACAACTCGGGAGATCACAATGCCCGTGTAAATGAACAGGTCAAGATGATGAATACAATGGTTATAAAAACGGCTGTTGGTCAGATCCAATCAGGTGTATCTCAATACATGGGATACGTACACGATATGGATAGAGGACTTGAACCAATCGACAGACCAGTCAATACCACGACTTTTGGTAATAAAATGGGTAAAAATGAAAAAATTGGTATTTAAATGATAGTCATCATTGGTCCACGACCATTTTGATCGCCAATGACTAACTGCTCTTCAGAGCCCACGATCGTCTCTTCGACGATATCATCGGGTTTGACGAGTTGTTTCTGTTGTACGACTTTCACTGGTATCTTCACACCGTCGTCGCCTGTGCTTATTGGTTTTGGAATGGAAACAAAGTAGACAACCGCGACAGTTAAGGCGGTAAGTGCTAAGAGTGTGTAAGTGGTATTCCCCTTCTTCATTATATTATATACCACATAAAGTTTTGGTGGTATACATTGATATGAGTCTAAATTATTATAAATCTGAGACAGAGATTATCTGTAAACAGAAAGGTTGGACTAATGCCACCGTTGATACGGTATGGCTTCTTCTCACTGAGGAGATAGGAGAACTCGCGTCTGCAATCAGGCAGTACAAAAAAACGTACAAAAAAACAAACCTTAAGAAAGAGCGGGGTACAGACATCATGATGGAAATGGGTGATGTGTTTAGTTATTTATTTCAAATTTCGTCTATGTTAAATGTAGACCTAGACAAGATGTGGTTAGAACACGGTAAGAAAATGAAGTATAAGAAATATAATCTGTGATAGTATAAAGATGCCTTTGAGCGACGAAGAATCGATTGATCGAGTGAACCCATATGTTCAGCATGATTTCTTCATGCCAGGTACGAGTCGTCAAATCATAGACTTTGCGCCACATAAAAAACCAACTGAAGAACTCGCACAGCCGGAATATCGTAGTCCAATGTGCGACTATGGAGTGATGGTCGCAGGTCGGATTGGTCGAACGGATGTGTGTCCTTTATCCAGGGATTTGTATCCAGGAAGAAATATTCAATATGATGAAGAACCAATGGCTGTTTCACGGGAGAAACAACCTAATAAGATCCACAATCAAAAAACTATGAATAATATGGTGGGTGCAGGGATTCTACTTCTATTAGTTGCAGTACTCTAAAGAATTTTTCTAGTCTCAACTCGTTGGTACACGTCTTTATAATGTGAGGCATATGTTGTTCGCACATGTCCTTAATAAACCTTTTTTGCCACGCACAATGCATATTAATCACCGGGGGCGAAAATGTAGGGTCTAGAATTTTGACTGCATTCATTATGCGCACAACACTACGTGTATTGTTATTTTCACATAGTGCACTTTCCAACTCAACTAAAGCCATTTTTCTCCTGGTTTCAGTTGTTTTATGTATCATCGTATCTAAAAATTGTTCATAACGGAGTGTATCTGATATACACTGTATAGTAGTCCAGGTACCAATAGGTGTAGTTTTAAATGTATCTTTTTTATTTTCATAACCGATGCCGTTCGTATACTTTACGTATTCTATGTCTATGATTGGTGAATCACTTTCAATGTCATGAGATACGCGTACAGTTTTTACGAATGAGGTCATGTCTTTATGTCATGTAAATTCTCTAAGCGTTTTAAAAGCCTAAGTCACATCCAACACACTTTAAAATCAAGTATGTTTAGTTCAATCGCTAATAACACATTTTCCTATTACCTGACTCTCAACGAGTTTCGAAATGAGATTCCAGAGAATATCAGACCGTCATGGGTAAAACTCACTACCATCACGATGGTGTCGAGCTTCAACAAGCCTTTAAATATACAACACCTTCGCAAATGTTTTGAGAAAATAACACCGATTCGTTTGCGAATGCGTGGAAAAAAACATACAGGATGTGAATGGACGTTGAAACCAACTTCGTTTTATAACCAAATTACATTGGCTTATACAGATATGTATAGTGTAAAATCTATCAAACTGTTTCCAAACGGAAGTATACAGGTGGCGGGGTGCTCTGATTTGGTAAACTGCAAACATATCATTAAACAACTGTCACTTCTCATCGGTAAATTACTAAACGAAGATAGTATACCACCTATCGAAACGTTTCGAGTGGTGATGATAAACTCAAACTTCAGCCTAAACTGGAATATCAACTTGATGCGTACATCGGATCATTTTGAAAAGTACTCTGATATCTTCAAAGTCTCGTTTGAACCAGACAGATATTCAGCTGTAAAAGTAAAGTTTAAACCAGCTGAAGATATGAAAGAGGTCACGACAAGTATTTTTAGTACAGGGAAAGTGATTATCACCGGTGCCGAGACATTCAAAGAAATTGCATTCGCATATAACATAATAAATCAGCACATCAACACAGAACCATCTATAAGGGTTAGTGAGGTTGCACCAGACAAAAAAGAGATATTTGATTCGTTGTCAGGAGCAAACATAAATGATATAGTTCATAAACTCAGGAACATGAATGTAAAATCATGGAAGCGTACGATAGAGAATAGACAAATTAATTTCTGATGTAATAATAAAAATGTCTCAGCGACTTGGAATGGCTGATGGTCGATGCTTCACCATCAACTCGTCTAGCCAATTGTATAACAACTACCTTATGAACAAGAATGGTGTATCTTATGAAGACAACTATTCTTACCGCAAACTTCTGCAATCGAAAGGACCAGAACTTTTCAAGCTCGACCAACAAACGAAAAAGTGTGCTTCGTGTGACAAGGCTTTGGTCGACACCCGCAATATTTACTAGATACGCTAAATTAGTGTTATTTTAATATACAACCTTTCTAGAGAATGTGTGAGTGTGCCATATGTCTCAATGACGTCAGAGAGACTAGGCACAATAAACCCATACGTTGTGGGCATTTGTTTCATTCACATTGTCTAGAAAAGTGGAAAAATAAAGGTAAGCAAACTTGTCCAGTATGCAGAAGGATATTTGACGGAGACAATTTCAGGGTGCAAATAACGATTCATAATAATTTTGAATTGACTTCAAATACTGTGATCGTTGATCCAGAATTCATATTTGATGCACTTGATGTATTCTTTGATGTTGAAAATGAAAACGACGTTTCAAGTCTTCTTTCTGACTTTGGGGTGAGTGTGTCCGACTTTGATCCCCTTATTTTTAACGCAGAATGAACTGCAATACGTTTTATAGTTTAACGAACCATAATCTCTTGATGCTTTACGTGGATCTATGATCACATTACCTTTTGCATCCGTGAGTAGCGGTCCGGTCGCCCAGCCACGTTTATGTGCAAATATATTAGCTTTGAAACGTATGAGTTTACCGGGTGTGAGTTTTGGTGCCACGTTTTTAACGCGAGCGACTGGAACTTTAAAAAATTTCGCTATCGCTTCGTGTGTGTTACCTTTTTTTACTTTGTACTCCACTACATTTACTTGCTTATAAAAGTGAAAATCACCTTGCCTGAAATAATTATTTGGGTTTCCCGGCGCCACAAACATCATGACTTTGTAATGCCCCGGTTTGCACTTCTCCTCGGCTTTGGCTATGTATACCTTTTTTGGATTATCTGAGACGACACGTTGTGGTAATTTTTTACAGCTAATATACGAGTGATTCATATTTTTCGTACCAGCGCGTTCACCAGGAACACTTTTGTACCCTCTCTTTTTTTCGTAATCACCGACCGCGTATGCATAACAATTATTGTTATTGATACCTATTGCCCTCCCCCATAATCTCTGTGTAAACTTGGGTTCCGACCCACTCAGGGGAAGTCTTTTTGGGGTCTGTCCCATTAATAATATTCGAGAAAAAAAATATTATTAATAGATAAATGATTCAAGGTCTTGTTAATGCACGCAAAGCGCAAGACGCTATCACTGAGCTCCTCACATTTATTCTTGTGATTCTCATCACGACCTTTGTGTTACGATTCTTGTGGAACCGTTCCCTTGTTAAGCACGTGACTGTTCTCAAGAAGCTTGATACCTTCCTTGACGCTTTCATATTGTCCTTGGCACTCGCGGTCGTACGCGGTATTTAAACTTCGCGGTAACCGGAAAATGTTTCGCCATTCGAACTCTTCAGAGTTGGAAATGACTCGATTCCATTGCACTGCTTTTTTTCGCAGTCAACGAAATCGAACGCTTTACCATTCTTTTTCATGTAATCCAATTGCTTTCTCGTCCAACCGCACCAATCCGCGCCATACACAGTCCACTTTTCCTTGCACTTTTTGCATGTACATCCTTTGCAATCACAACGACCTTCTGCACACCCACACCCACATGGACATTTAGAGGATTTAGACATATAAAATAAGACAATCAACACGAGAACCGATAACACAATAAAAGCAATCATTATTAATTACTTCAGATATTTTATTTTAAGAGAATCACATATCTGCTTTATAGTTTTTCCCTGTGTATTAATGCCAGCCTTATTGGCTTTTTCAATGAGTTCCGATTTTTTGTAAGTGATACACTTCTTACCATCTATGCGCGTGTATCCTTTTGGTGCTATGGTTACCTTTGGGGGAGGTGGTTTGATTGTGATGGGTACAGCTAACCTTCTTTTGAGGGGTTGTGCTTTCTTTTGTTTTTCTCTATTCATGACGGCTTTCGCGCGTTTCATCGCAGCGGATTGACTCGCGTTTCCAGTGGTGTTCTTTTGCGGCGTTTTTGGTTTTTGTTTAGGAAGAGGTGTAGCCTTTGGTAAGAATGACAATGGATCTGATCTTTTATTTATGTGTGATTTGTATGGAAGGAAATATGGGTCTGAGAATATTTTTTCAAAGTTTGGCATTTTTGTGTGGGGCACACCGAAACGCATTCTAAAATTTTGAATTTTGTTTGTGGTTTTTCCACCCCTATACTCCGGTGGTAATATCCGCAAAATGAATTGGATCGTCTCATTTACGGAACTCACATCTTTTAGTTTCTCCTCTTCTTTGTTTATTTTATACTTTATTCTTGCACATATCAAGTAGATTGCATTTAAAAAGAGGTGTGCGTCATACATGAAGTGTGATTTTGGGTCTATACCCCATTCTTTTCTTAAACCACTAATGTTTGGATTTACGATATTTCTCATAGTAGAAAGTCCATAGTCGTTCAAAAGTAATTTGAGTCCTACATCTTCTACACGAAGTGTCATATTACCAATTTTATAGGTTTCTCGTTTGAGTGTGGGCGTGTCCACATTTACTAGAATGTTATTTGCATGTAAGTCATTGTGCCTGAAAGATGGGTACTTTTTGTGTATTCTATAAAGATTATAAAGCACCTGTGTTATTATGAATCTAAAGTGAATTGGTCTTAAATTTGTTATATTTTTAACAATGTATTCTTCGAGTGTACCACCATTCGCATATTCGCTATACATAATGTGTTTACCTTTACAACTTTCGAGTGCGTACATGTTTGTGCCACCAAGTTTACTCATGAGTTTACCAATCCTGTATTCCTTACCAAGTGGCTCACGTTGCACTTTTATGGCTATGTCTTTTTTACACTCTTTGTCTACACACCCAAAGAACACTTCACCATATGCACCTTCTCCAATCTTCTTGGTACCTACACGCGTTCGCATGGCTTTTCTAATAGAAAAATTTGGTGTCTTATTATTGTTAATCGTGTAAAATATTTTTTCTGGATTACAACCTATTTTTTTTATTGCTTCGGTGATTTCCTTGCTTATGACCTCATGATCTTTAGGGGTTCTGGCTTTACCAACCTTAGCCCTGATGACCCTGAGATTTCGCATATGCTGTTCCACCTGCATTTAATGTATTGCTAGATTTTATTCGTCGACTTGACATTCCTCCTCATAGTATTCTTCTTCGGCACCTTCGTCAACCGCGCCACTTGACGCCGAGGTTTCAATACCTTGGAAGGCAAAAGAGGGAAGCTTCGTCGATTGTTGGAAAAGAGCTTGAGATAAACGCAAACTCACACCAAACTTATTGTCAATGAACCAGATTTGAGTTACATTGACGATACACAAGCACCGCTGACCCTTTTCGATGGAATCAATTGGAACAAGTTCTTGTTTTGGGTTATACGCCTCAGCCATGAATTCACCGGTTGGCTTCGTCATGACCTTGAGTTTAATGGTATCTGGGTAGTCTTCTTTGCCTGGGCGAACGAGAGGCTTGTATAAGGCTTCCTTCATAACTTCCGGATTGTATACCTTTCCGAGCCATTCCTTAGAGTTTGCCGCGACCGTCTCAATGATTCGCGCGTCAAGCTGCTTAAGCTTTTCGGCGAGTTCGACGGCGAGCTCGTTGTCCGGATCAATAGACAAATCGAGCGAATACGACGTCTTGTTAGTCGTCTCATCAGTAAAGGCGCTCAAACCGTAAGGGCTTCGCATGAATGGAAGTTGCAAGTACAATTTCCCCTTACCATCGGCGGTGTTAATGTATACTGTCTTGCCACCGTTCTTGTTCTTCTTCATCTTACTGAAAACGACAGAGGACGGATCGAAAGTGTTGGAAAGTTGGATCATATTAGTAGACGACATTTGCTTGTTTGTATATGATATGATGGTGTACAAACTTTAAGTACGTTTTTTTTCTCAGTCTACAATATAAAATTACACATGGGTATCTTTAAAGATTGTGGTTGTGGATGTGGGGGTGCAAAGGCTCAGCAGAAATTTTTGATTTCTTCTATGTCTGCCCTCGTATTCTTTATCATTGCGAACCCAGATACATTTCGATTGACACGCTCCATCTTCGGTCGATGGGTGTCTGGTCCAACCGGTTGTCCCACTTTGCGAGGTCTCGCGCTTCACACCGTTGTGTTTTTGCTCATCACGTGGGCGATGATGAACGTTAAGAAGGAAGACTATTCCATCGAAGGGGGGATGCCAATGATGGTTGGACCTTCCCCAGAAGAAGAAAAACCTATCATCACTCCACCAATGGCTGAAATGCCAGAACCCCTCCCCGGTTTTAGTGAAATGCAATATGATTCGATTGACAGTGGACTCGAACTCGCACCACTCGATATCATGGGTGGTGAAATCGACAAACCAGTGACTCTCAAGGTTCATGTACAAGAGCAAACCACTTGCCAATGTGACAACGGTAAGACTATCACCATCAAATAAATTAATTATATATAGATAATAATCAATATAGTAAATGGCAAAATACCATTTAGTATATTGAAGTTTTTAAAAATCTTCATCAAATTCGATTTCACATGAATCTTCGTCCATTTTTCCGTAGTCTCCAACTCTCTTTTCGAAGAAGTTTGTCTTTCCATCGAGACTTATGTTTTCCATGAACTCGAATGGATTGGTCGAATTCCAAATCTTTTCCTGACCCACTTGTTTTAAAAGCCTGTCCGACACATATTCAATGTATTGTGTCATTTTCTCGGAGTTCATACCAATGAGACTACATGGAAGTGCATCTAAGATGAACTCTTTCTCTATCTCCACCGCCTCCTTCACGATTTGATTAATTGTGTCGACACTTGGTTTAAATTTAAGCATGTTGAATAATTCAACCGCAAATTGCTGATGAAGTCCTTCATCTCTGCTTATTAATTCATTACTAAAACACAAACCCGGGAGAAGCCCACGCTTCTTGAGCCAGAAAATGGCACAGAAACTCCCGGAAAAGAATATACCTTCCACACATGCAAATGCAAGTAGGCGTTCACTGAATGGTCTCGTATTATCAAACCACTTCATAGCCCATCTCGCCTTTTTCTCGATACACGGCACCCGCTGTATTGCCGAAAATAATTCCTTTTTTTCCGAAGGTGAACGAATATACTTATCTATCAACTTACTGTATGTTTCTCCGTGAACCATCTCGTTGTGTGCTTGATATGCATAAAACGACCTAGCTTCGGGGTATTGTACTTCATCCGCGAAATTATTATTGAGATTTTCAAATACGATACCATCCGACCCGGCAAAAAATGCCAATATAGTCTTAATAAAATGCCGTTCATTGTCGGTAAGTTTGTTCCAATCATCCATATCTTTCGATAGATCGACCTCCTCCGCCGTCCAGTTGCTCATTTGTGCTTGCTTATACAATGCCCATAAATTGTCATGTTGAATAGGGAACACAGTAAACCTACTCAACGTTGGTAATAACATTGGTTCTGTGTCTTCGATATAGTCTTGAAAGTCGAAAAAAGAACCATGGTGTTTTCCGTCGATAAAAATTTGTGGGTACGCGGCAAATGGTTTACCGCACAATTTTTCTAAATCGGCTTTTTCAATTTTTGTCTTCTTATAATCTAAGCATAATTCCTTGCACATATCTTCAGCTAGGTCGCAGTATTTACATCCATCCTTCGAAAAAATCTCAATCCCCATGTGTGTTATTACCTGAAAATATTTTTGTCTCAAAACTTTAAGAATGATTAATTTTTCAGAGATCCAGCCTGGTGATCTCATAAAAGTTTTATTGAATATTGATGATGTTGATGATGAGATGTACGCAACAACGAAAGAGAATATGAACGACTATCTCACCGTCAATTATTACCTAGACACGTCTCTCGTGTATAAAGGTGCTCGTGTATATGAACTTGACGAAAATGAAGAACTTGTACAACCAGAAAACTTATGTGAACATTATCCGGATGGAACATCCTTGTTTTGTAAAATAGGTGACTCTATGTATTGCATAAAGGATGAAATAGACGATGATATGGACAGTGATATCATAGATGAATCGGATGAGGAAAGTGATCTAGAAGGATTCATTGTCCCAGACGATGAAATAGACGGACAGGTCATTCCACCATCGTCACACAAAGAGGTTGACCGTGAGTGGAATGAATGGAAACCCACGAGTCCCGGTTCTCGTAAATTTAAACAGGTCGTTGATTCGATCGAAGAGTTTGCAAAGATACACGCAGATAATCTAAATTTTTGAAAACCTAAGTGCGCATTTTCAAAATTCAAAAAAAGGTTCTTTTTGATATGGAAAGATTGACTGCTATTTGGTCGGATGTCGACCGTTTAATGAATAAACCTACTATAAGAAAGTCAATCAATACGCATTTATGTATAAATTGCAACGGTGTAAAAGTATTCACAAGAGAAGGAATGCCCGTGTGCTCCCAGTGTGGACTCACACAAGCGCATTTCATAGATGACAGCCCGGAGTGGACGAGTGGACTCAGTGAAGATGGGCGTGTCAATGACCCATCTAGGTGTGGAAATCCAAATCCAAACCCAGAACTATTTTCGGATGCGTGGGGCAAAGGAACTGTCATATCAACAAAGGGTACATCTACGTACGAGAACAAACGAATGGCAAAAATAAATTTTCATCAATCGATGAATCACACGGATAGGTCATTATTTCATGCCTATAAGGACATAGATGAAGCCTGTCATACACTACCGGATAGTGTACTAAAAGACGCCAAGATGATGTATAGGAAATTTAACGTAGAAAAGCTGACTCGTGGAGCTGTGCGTTTAGGAATAAAAGCAAACTGCGTCTTATATGCATGTAGACTTTCAAAAATTCCTAGGACAACAAAGGAAATAGCTGACATGTTTGGTATTCAATCAAAAGACCTTAGCCGAACTACACAGATGTTCAAGGATACTCTTCTAGGTAAAACGGAAAAGAATTACGTAACGAAACCTTTTAACGTCATGCAACGTTTATTGAATTCATTTGAAGTTACGCGCGCAGAGAGATTGGAGTGTAACAAGATGTGTTCAAAGTTAGAAAATTGTGCGGAGCTCATGAGTAAAACACCGAATAGTGTAGCATCGGTGGTAATTTACATCGTGATGAAAGGTCAAGTTTCTAAGAATGAAATAAATGATAAATGTTCTGTGTCGATACCAACTATAAACAAGATAGAAAGTATAATTAAACGATACTTAGAGGAATGATTGTAATATAACTTAATATGGTCAAGTTGTTTTTAGCTACACCATGCTATGGTGGTCTATGTCTCGAAAAGTTTATGACGAGTGTCATTAAACTTCAAATCGCACTCATTAAAGAAGGTATTCAACTCATGATTGATACCACAGAAAACGAATCACTTGTACACAGAGCTCGAAACGTTGCAGTTGGTCGTTTTATGCAAAAAACGGATGCAGATTTATTCATGTTTATCGATGCAGATATTGATTTTAATGCTGACTCAGTGGTTCGCCTTGTAAGGTCTGGACATGATGTGTCGGTAGCGGTATACCCAAAGAAGGTTGTCGTATGGGATCAAGCAAAGACTGCAATCGAACAAGGTGATGACCGAAATATGGCAATGTTATCTTCGAGTCTCGTTGCGAATATAGGGGCGCAACGGCGTTCGGTAGAAAATGGCTTTGTGGAAGTACTCGACGGGCCCACTGGTTTTATGGTTATTACTCGCAAAGCGTTTGAAAAGATGCACGAACACTTCACGGAATTGAATTGCAAAAATGATCACCAAAATAGGGACTTTGATGAGTACTGCGCATTGTTTGACTGTATGATTGATCCAGAATCTCGTAGATATCTTTCCGAAGATTACGCATTCTGTCGAAGATGGCAACAAGTTGGGGGGAAGATTTATGCCGATATTAACACAACATTGGGACATGTTGGTAACCTACCATTCTCTGGTTGTATGAATGATAGGCTTAAGGCTTAGAGTTTTATAGTTACTAATGAAACTGGCAACTATCATCGTCACGCGAAGTAAATCATGTCATGTAAAGACGTTACACACTGTTCTCCGTTTAAACCTCTTGTGTATCCAAACAAGGGGCATTCAAAATGAAGTGGTGTACGTGAATGATGATCCATATGAGAAGTCAGAGATTATCCAGAAGTATATGAAGACCGTCGATCGTATTTTATTTATTGATTTTAGTGTGGCGATGGATGAGGGTTCCATCGCTCAAGTATTTAAATCACACGAAGGACTTGGGTGTTTGGTTTTTCCGGGTGTAAAGGAGGGGATTGACTGGGAACAATTTAAAAAGGGTGTAAAAGAACAAACGACCGAGCCAGTGAGTCAAATTGGACTCCATTTTGATACAGAAGTCGGTAAAATGATTACTGAAGATATCTACCAAGTCGTGTCTTCGGAAGCGCGATGTTGGTTAATGATGTGTAAGAATACATGTAAGTTCGTGAGAGATAAGAGAACGCATGATTACCGAGTTCCACCGAGAATGGGACAAATGTTTTCTAAATTCAAGGAGTTGGGTGTCAAAATCAATGCTTATACAGCATCTAAGTTGACCATGACATATACCCATGAATGTGTGAGTAACTTGTTGAACGCTGCCGGTATTAAAGCTAATTAAAGATTTAATATAAAATATTAAACAGATGTCACGAGTATCTGTAAAGAGAGATGATCCACTTTACAAATACGCGATAAAATACATGGAAGATGCCTGGGGAACCATACCCAATAGATTTCCGGGGTGTCAACCGATCTCTATCGAATATAAACACTTCGATTTACTTCGCAAAAATGATTACGTGGTTTGCGAAAAAACGGATGGTGTTCGATTTATGTTATTGGCATTCATGTATGGGACTCATAAAGTGTGTGTTCTCGTGAACAGGGCTCTTGATGTATTTTTATGTAAACTTACATTTAGACGACCGTTTTATGATGGTACGATTCTGGAAGGGGAATTGTATAAAGATACATTTTTCATATATGACTGTTTGAAAGAGTCGGGTGTTATTGTGGGTCACAAGAATTTTATTGATAGACTCGAACACTGTGAAAAGGCGGCTAAAAAACTACTCGCATTGAAAGCTGACACGACTAAAATACAAGTAAAGAAGTTTCATCTTATGTGTGATTATGAATACTTCTTAAATGAATACATGCCCACCGTAACTCAAGAAGTCGATGGACTCATATTTACACCCATTCAGTGTCCCGTAAAGATAGGGACTCATGAAACCATGTTTAAATGGAAACCACGTGATAAAAATACGATTGATTTCAAACTAAAAATGGTTGATAATGCGTGGAGAATGTATGTTCAAGAAAAGGGAGAACTTGTTTTTGAGTCTATAATTCCAGAAGATAAATTCGATTGCTCGTGGTTACGTGAAAACATGATTGTGGAATGCGAATATATGACAAATGACATTCCCATGTGGTGGAGACCCATCAAAGAGCGCACAGACAAAACGTACCCAAATAACAGAAGAACGTTTTATAGAACGTTAGTAAACATAAAAGAGGATATCAAAATTACGGATTTTTTAAGGTGTATATGAGAATGTAGTATCCAGCCACATCTTTCAATTGAGTCTCACCCACGTGTTCATCATCTTGTGCGTACCATTTATCGTTAAATTTACACATCGAGTAGTAATGTCCTCCCCATTGTACACCCTCGTGTATTACACATGATTGTAATGAATATTTGATATCGTCTGTAAACGTAATTTCCTCTTCTACGCGTATCATACTCTTTTTATCAAACGAAATGATCATTATTGGTTGCAGTTTATTAAAAAGGGTTCTCGTCGTAGCCACGTGATATACTTTTCCATCGTCGTCCACGTACCCTTCGAGTGTATTCCAGTTCATACTTTTATTTATCAAATCACTGACTTTACATACGCGATCATCGATTGATAGTGTTTGTATGCTATAGTCTATATCTATCGTATTCTTTCCCTTTGGTGATATGGTTATTTGTGTTTTTTTACCATATATTAAACGCTTTATTATTCCATATTCCTTTTCGAGTATATCTATGATACAAAAAAGGGCATCCTGTGCGTCATGAGGCTCATGTAATTTAAATCTAGGAAACTCAACCTGAAATGATTTCAATAGAGGTGCAAGGTTGATGTTACCGGATTCTTGTGTACTGAAGTACAAGGTCACGAG